AATTATAACAGGATATCCTGATATGTCAACCGGATCCACCGTGAATATCCTGGCCCAATCTGGCCTTAAGGTGGCCTACGGTGTGATGACGCAGGATGTAGTATGGTTGACAATGACTGGCACAAGGGCCTCCTAACCCTGTGTATAGCCGCGGGTATGCTACTCTTTTATAGTGTCATACGGTGTGTATCGTGCTGTCGTTTGATGTGTAATGTAGCACAAAGTCTGCAGGAATGTTTAACCAATTGTGTGTTCTAGTTCAATCGTGGCTGGTTGCCCTGTGGTAGGTTCTCTATCAGTTCCAACACCTGTGGCCTTGTGTAGCCCTGCATCTCTAGGCTCACCACTGCGTATTGCATTGCCAGTGTGGCTATCAGGAAAGCATCTCCCTGCACTCCGCTGATCTGTTCCTGCATCTCCCGTCTTATGCGTTGGTATTCCCGGGCGAATTCATCCAGTTTCTTTTTGTCTCTTGTCATAGTATAATAGTAGCACATAAAGGCGGATCAGTCTACCTGTTTGGTAAATCAACCTCACGCCCGTTGCTGTGCAATCTCTGGGTCATACAACTCACAGTCGAGATCTACTCTGCTTTCAACAGTTGCCAGACCAATTCTTTCTCTAGCCACTTGGGTTTGTTCCGGCCTTCTGCCAACCACAGCAGGAACTGGCGTGTCGCCATCCATTGATCCACATCCATGTAGACCTCTGGTATCTGTGGTGCTGGTTCGTAGCCCTCTTGATCTATGTCCACTATGCCATCAACGAACCTGTGTATGTTGTGTCTGGCCTGCTTGATGAACTCCTCCCAGCGATCATAGTTGTTGCTCTCGCGGATGATGTTGCGCCTGACCCGTTCCAACACCTGTGGATGATTCTGCCGGTTGTGTTCAATGAATTCTGACATGGTTTGTAAAGGGGACCGCACGCCAATGGCCACACTGTTGTGATGGTCCCCTTGCTTATAAGTGCATCCAGCGGATCTTTAGAGCACGCCTGGATCCGGGATATTGGAATAGATCCTGACTAACCGTTGGACGCATTTGTATTTAAACACATCTAGATCTGGAAGTCAAGAAAAAAGTGCTGGGTGGGGATCTTAATGTATGGCAATAGATTTAGATAGGAACCACCCAGCGAAGGGGTAGGATGCCTGTCAGAAAGATAGCACCCCAGCCTCTGTCCCTCTCGTTTTGCAAGGAGTAGGACAAAACTATTTAACCTATAGAACTGCGTCTACGTCAATTCCTTGTGGCGGCGACATCACTTCAGCGAGTTCCCAATGTTGGTCACGACTGAGCCATTTGATGAATCCGTGATCCTGACATCTCAGGCACGAGTAGTGACACGAATTGGATGTTTCTTGTAGAAACAATTCACAATGATCATTGCATTTCTTCAAAAATTTTAATTGATTTGACATCACACAATTATATTTGATTCCATGTGAGATGTCAAGAAATACGAAGTGCGGAAGCACTGAGTTCGTCGTCTATGACGACGATTACATCGTCCTAAAGGACTCGTAAAGTTTTCTCTTCAATGGACTAATTTATTCTTGTCTAACATTCAGATTACCAGAACGCGGAAATTTTGAGAGTGGTTTGTCGGTCTGATTCGTGTCCCTGGCCTCTCTGCCTCACACACAAAATCACCTAACTGGCTTGTTGGTTAAAACGCCTTAAGGTTTTATAGTGTGCTACTAGAACGGTGCGTTCTTTACACCCCACAGTTTCTGAGATAACTGCCAAAACTTTTTGCCTTTGCTGAGTTGTCTATTGCCTAAAAAATGCCTACATCACAAGTATATAGTGTTATGCTACCAGATGTCAAGACTTTTTGATATACAGGCGTCTGTGTTGGATTAAACGCCATTCTATTGGCGGTTTAGATGGTAAGGTTTGGTTGGTAAGGTTTGGTCTGGACCAGACTACTTGGGTGGTTTCCTCAACCGATTGATCTCTGTCTTGATGAAGTAGTCACTGCTGTAGGCATCCAATCTGTTGTGTTCTTTGCGTGTGAATCTTGGTGGCAGTTTGACCACTTCGCTCACTGTCTTTTTGTGTAGGATGAAGGTGCAGGTGTGTCTGTCACCAGAGCATTTGAGACTCAGTCCCTTGCCACGCGGTGACATGTCCCTACATCGCCAATAGCCGTATTTGTCTAATCGCTCTTTGAAGTTTTGCACTCACTGACCTCGTCACAGGAATCCTATGAACTTGGCACTTCAGAATTGTCTGAAAAATATCTCCAGACACCACCAGCATAATACACCGGTGTGTCCACGGTTGAATCTCCGTCTGATGCTATCGCAACCATGCCGTCTGCTAGATCTGATCTGGCATACAGGGCTGATCTTGATTGTGGGTTCATCTGTAGCACCGAATTGATGTTGACCGTTCCTGTGTTTGGTGTCAACGTCAAATCTGTTGAACTGCTACTGATTATGGTGTCAGGCAGTTGTGCGTTCGAAATCTTTGAACTGGCGTCTATGCCAGCAACACCTGATGCCTGATTACGACCATTGATGATGTTCTTGATCTCATCAAGGGCTGTCTTTAAATTTGGTCTAGCACTGGCAGGATTGTCCGTGCCTGCGTCCAGGTTTGAAGTGTCTATGTTTGAATCATTTGTTGGCCAAGCCATTGTTTGTTTCTCCTATTGTGTATATTTAACTATTCTAGATTGCCATCGCTTGTTATTGCCACCTCAGGCAGTCCTTTGACAATGAAGTCAAATGTGCCGTTGGTGTCCGTGGCGTTGTTGGGCAAATATACCTGTATTGTAAAATTGTCAGTTGATTTGGACACACATCTGGCCAATGGCACAGAAGTGATTGATCCTGTTGACACACTGCTGGTGTCACCAACGAAATAGCCGGTGTTCACATAACCGCTGGCCACATACAATGACACAGAACCACTAGATCCTGTCACCACCGTGTCAGTGATTTCTGTCCTTGGTGTTATGCCAACGAACTGTATGTCCGTGAATGTGTTGCTGGTTGGCACCACCCTAGTGGTCGTGCTACCATCATCCACTGTGGCTGTGTTGAAACTTTCTATGACCTCTTCGTTCAAGGTTGTGTTGAGGTCAATGTTGATGCCAGATATGCCCTGTGGTGCTGTGTTGACACCTGAATTTATGGTTATGGTGACCCTGTAATATCTCTTGGCCCCCAGTGAGGTGAATGTTGGACTTGACGTCCTTGTCAATGTCACTGATGTGGCCGAACTCATGTCACTGTTGTCCGAACCTTCGATCAGTATCGTTGGAATGTCCTCGTTGCTTGAGTCCAAGGTTATGGATTCTTCCAGACTGCCATCCTTGGCAGTTGACAGTTGTATGTTTGGCACGATCTTGGCGCTCCGACCGAAGTCGACTATCGCGGAAGTGAATGCCACTGTTGTGCTTGATGAAAGATTCTTATACCAAGTGGTGTATGAGTCCCAAGTCTGGTATGGCGATGAACCTAGGTTGGCCCAAGTCAAGGTGTCCTTAGGCAGATACACCTGTTGTCCCACATCAAAAAATCCTGTTCCGGCCATCTATTCTCCTAAGGGTTCAAATTAACATTGGTTGATGAAACTGTCTTCAAGGTCGAGCCTGACGTTGTCAAAGACACAAACATTGGATCAGGAGTTATGGTCGCCGCCGCGGATCTGTTGCCCTGATTGTTTATAGCAAACACACTGACTTTGTGTGCCTTGGATCCCCTTAGATCAAACTCCATGAATTTGAATATGATATCTCCACTGGCATTGGTTGCAACGGTGCTTGCCAGTTGCGTGAAGAACCTTGTGTCTGACACAGGATCACCCACACGCAGAACCGCAATCTGGTATGACACTATGTTGGTGTCAGCGGATGGTGTGAATGTTAGACTGCCCAATTGATGTTTGAAACCTACGACGGCAAACCTCAGTGATAGGTTGACTGAATTTGCTGTGTATTGTAGATTTGTTGCCGGGGACACAGCCGCCAAAGGGTTTGGCAGATTTATAACTGGTCTCGTGGCCGCGATTGACTTGGCCGCAATGGCATAATTTGTAGGTTGATGTTCAACAGCACCGATCATTATATCTCCACCGGCGTCTATCTTCATCTCAACGATTCTGAAAACACCACTCAATCCAATATGTTCGTTGGCGATGTTTATGAGGTCTCCAACACCTGTGTTAGATGTTGCCAATGTTGTGCCGAACTGCACATATTTTGAAGTCCTAGATCTTTTCGTGAACACCTCGCCATACTGTAGAGCCTGTTCTCTGCTGGTCACTGTTGGTAGAACTATCTCTTTCTGTAATCTCTTGCCGTCGTCCTCGGCCAGCATCGCCACGTCAATGGCACTGCCCTCTTCAGGAAAAACCACTTGGTTGGGTTGATATGAAACATTGTCATCTGCACCTGGATCGACGAAGGTCACAACACATCTGTTTATTTTTGCGTTCTTGTGTTCTCCCTCTAGACTCATGCCTCCGACTATGTGATCGTTAGTGATGCTGAACACTGTTGCGGGATTGGCCGGTGTTGCTGTGATGTCTGTGTTATCACCACCGTGTTCTATCTGTAATTTGTATTTGCCCTGTTGGTATGGCATGATACCTCTGAAACCCATCAGCAGGATCTTGCAATTGGCAAGGATGCTGTTAGCCGTGTTGATCACGGAATTTGAAGTGAATGCTTTGCCTGTTGTTGAACTGGTGTATGTCACCGTCTGGTCACACAGGTCCGCCGCTGACTTGAAACTGGCGAAATCAAATGCGTCGTTGGCCAGTCCTTTTCCGTATCGGTCGGATCTCATGTAGTCGAGTAGGACTGACACAGGGTTGTCGTCGAACACCTCTGTCTCGTTTGCATACAATGTTGAATGACTGCCACTCAGTGTTGTGGCATCCAATATCTTCTTGCCCTGTAGCACTAATTTTATGTTTGGTATGCCGCCGGTGTAAGGATTGTTGTTGGCATCGTCCTGGTCCTTGATCTCTTTCCATTCGAACCTACAGGCGATATGACAGAGTCCTGACAGTCTGTGTAGATTGGTCCAACCTGGAGCACCACCTGAACTGTCTATGTCTGAGAACACGCCTGAACCATCACTGGCACTGGATTGATTATCTCTGCCGTCAAAGAATTGAACTTTCATCCTGTCCTTGAAATCTCCTGTTGATGGTTCGGCCACGACTCCGTGTGCATACGAAGTAAGTGTGACTTCTGCGTCATCAACTAATAATTTTGTGAAACCATTGCACTGTCCTTCTGCCAACACCATGTCGACATAAAGGTATTTGTTGTTTGTTCCATTTGTGGATACGAAAACACGAGTGCCTCCGACCATTCTAGTCCCATACACCACAGGAATGTGTTCAATGGCCGACTGTTTGTTCAGCATCACTCCTTGTATGTCTGATACCTGGTCTGTGCCTATTCCAAAGTCTGGTGTGTCAATGTCAAATCCGAAAGGTGAAGTGATGGCAGACACAAGTCCGCTGAACACCTTGCCCACACCTCTGACAATGCTCTTGAAGACTTTTGCTATTGGTTTGAATATTTTCTTGATAGGATTACCTCCACCACAATTGGCTATTGGCCCAGAGTATTCATATGAATCCTCTTCTATGATGTTGTCATCTTTGTCTAAGACTATCTTGTTGTAGATCTTCATGCTATGACTGGTTTCCTATAATAATCTATGTGATGTTCGTATCCTAATCTTTCATAGAACCTCTGCATCTGTTTGTTGTTCTTGCCAAATCCATAACCTATATAAACTTCGCAGGCACCTTTCTCTTTGGCCCATTTGTAAACGGCCTTGTATAATTTTATGCCTAGAGAACCTGTCCTGTATTGAGGCTTCACATAGAAGAAGATATCTTGCACATAGGTTTCGTATGAGAAATCATACTGATTCAATCCACAGGCAGTGCCTCCTATGATTTCACCTTCCTGTTCCGCCACCAACACACAGAAATCAGGATTGCCTATGCTGTTGAGATAATAATTCTTAACACGCTCAATGTCAAAGTGTAGATGACTCCACAGGCTTTCGGCGTGTTGCTGTTTGGCCATTTCACAGCATTGTTTTAGGTCTTTCCTAATGAATGGTCTAATGGTCACTTACCTTCTCCCAGTTTATGTCTATCTCGTCAAATCCGTTCTTGATCAGGAATGACATTCTATCTTGTTTGTTGTTGAACAAGTATGAATTCGAACTTGTTCTTATGTGTCTGATTCCATTTTCACTACAGAACGCATATATGGTGTCTAATAACAATTGGTAGTATGCCTCGTGTCTGTGGTCTGTGTCCATGTGTATGAGATCTATGTGGCATTTCTTTTTTGTGTTCCATGGAAACTGATCTATCTGTGCCACTGCGAATCCTACCAATAGAGCGTCCTTGAATAGACCAAATGCTAGATTGGTCTCCAGTGATAGAATGTTTTTAACCTGTATGTTGAAATTGGTCTTTTCAAAATCTCTATCTACCCAACCTCTTTCGACCACTGCCCTGTATGCCAAGTCTAAAACCTGTGCGATGTCTTTTTTGTCCAATACTCTTACTATGTTCATTATGCTTTCCCCCATCTGATGTCTTTTACTAATTCCGGTGCGAACTCCATGCCCTGATCGTTTGCGAAATGCACCTGTTGTGATGCTGGGTTGGTTTTCCTGCCATTTGTTCTTTCAAAGTCAGCGAACTGTGACGCACACGATATCGTGACCGTTGCTGTTTCGTTTGACTCTCTGATTGAATATCCTGTGACCTTGCCATCAAACACTAGATACACATCATCTGTGCCGAATGAATAATCACTGCCTAGTATCGCCCTATAGATCACCACTCTCTTGTTGATGTAATCATTGTTGGTCAACAAAGCGATTGTTGTGGTATCCACCGCGGTGAATTCCATGTCTATCTCCGCTATCCTAAGGTCTGTTGTCTCTACGATGTTTCCATAACTTAGGAATTGACCTTGTGCTAGATATGTTTGTGCTCCTGCGTCAGGTGCCGTCGCACTGTCAAATGAGATGTTGATGTTTGTTGTTGTAAGGTATTGTGTTGTTGATAATTGTAGTTCAATGAGATCAGCAACAAATACTGAACTGCCTGCCAACTTTGTCTGAGTCGCGGACGCTATGCTTCTTGCCATCTTTATATCTCCTCATTCAAAATTATTTCATACTTGTAGGATCCGTCAGTCTGTGTAATGAATCTGAGTTCATCCTTGTCCATATAAACTTTCACAGGAACATTATCATATGTCACTGTGGTAGAACTTGTTATGCCCGTGGTCAAAGGTGGATAGAAACTGATTGCGTCATTGGTGCCGCTGATAGTTTTGTCCGCTACGACCATGTATACCTTGTCGTGATTTGAAAACTTGATTAGGTCACCTTTCAACAGTGTGCCTGATCCGCCATCTGTCTGGCAAGCACTCTGTCCTGCCGCCACTGTGGCATCATTTGTAAGTGTGCCTGTGGCCGTGCCTCTTGCACTGCCGATCTCTGGTGGAACTATCGTGAATGCGATGGCCTGTCCATCAAGTTGAACTAGGAAACTGTAATCGGACATGAACTCCGCCCTCGTCATTCCTGGTGATTGTAATTTGAAACTCCAATGCTGTGCGCCTGTCTTGATCCTCTGCACTTTGCCGGACACAGATGTCGTCACCCTGCTGGTGGTGTTGCTCTGCCAGTCAAGTGCCTTGTATCCTTTGTTTGGTGTGAATAGTGCCATTATGCTGTTAGACTCCTTTTGCCTCTTTCAGCGAGACCCCTGTTGATCAAACCTATGATCAAGTCTTGCCTTGTTGTTAGTAATGAATCGAAATCTGTTGCGTCGAGTGTGTTGATGTTGAATGTGACATTGACGTTGTCACCACCACCGCCACCAAAGCCGCTGTCTGCTATGCCAACGTCGCTGTTTGGTATGATTGTGCCTGAATTGTTTGGGACGAATATCTCTGGTCCCCTTTCACCAACAATGTATGATTGATTGCCGGCCACTGGACCACCTGCGGCCCTGAAACCACCAAATAGACTCGTGCCTCCTGTAAGGAATGCCAACACTGTCCTTAATGCTATCTCTGTTTTCAATTCGCTGTTTAATTTTTTCTGTGTGTTGACTTGATTCCTTAGAAATCTTTCTAATGGTTCTAACACGAAAATTGTTATTCCAAGATTTATAAAGCCTTGTATCAATGCCTTCAATGTTGAATTCACAATCTCTCCGAGTGCATCTTTCAAGGACTTGCTACCCATGATGACATCAGTCAATGCACTTGATGCCGTATCTCTGAATGCTGTCATGCCGGAAGTCACTGCTGTGATCTTGCCCTCTAATGGTGTGAATCCTTCTCCTATAGTTCTTTGTAGTGCCTGCAGTATCACATCGTTGTCTATGTTGTCTTTGACCGCGTCGCTATACTTGCCTAGACTCCTGTCTGCGTTGAATGCCAACCTGTCCATCTCTTTGCCAACATCATCTACCATGTCTGGCACGATTGAATTGCCAACTACCGTGTTAGCGATGTTTTTGAAGCCGCCAATGATACTGTCTTTGACTCCGGACATCTTACTGCCTATGCCCTTCTTCATGCTCTCGAATGTGTTGACTACATCATTCTTGAAATCCTTCACTGACTGGACTGTTTCTTTGACTGTGCCAACGAAATCTTTGAAGAAGTCTATGACATTGCCAATTGCCTTGAGGACAAGATTCAATCCAGATATTAATGCCTTCAAGGCAAAGCCTGTAAGTTCTCCCAATGCTGATATAGTTTCTCTGTTCTCATTGACCAAGGCAGTGAATCCACCAACCGCATCTTTCAATGCTGGTGATATGCCCTGTCCGAATTCGTCTGCCACACCTTGTAGTGCGATCTTGGCGTTTGAAAATTCTGTTGATAGGTTGCCTACCAATTTCTGCGTGGCACCACCGAATCTCTCGTTGATACCTTCTGCGAATGCTTTTGTTATCTCTGCGGCACCCTCTGCCGTCTTACCATACTCTGATATCTCTGCCCTTGTCAATCCAAGTTTCTCTTCTAGGATAGCCAATACCGGGATACCTCTGTCTCCCAACCTCTGTATCTCTTCCAGACCCAAACCACCTGATACTGTTCTGGAGAACAAATCAGTGACTGCCTCCAATGATCCTATTTGGTCATTGGTCACCGCCGCCGCGTCTGTGAATGTGGTCAGTAGTTCTTTGGTTGGCTCTATGCCCGCCGATTTCAATTTGATGAATGTCTTTGTCAGGTCATCAACGCCAAACTGTGTCTGTGTTGCGAACTCACTGATGAATCTGAATGCCTCAGCACCTTCTTCGGTGCTACCTGTGACCGAACTTAGAGTGGTCCTTAGGTCTTCAAATTCTTTCGTGGTGTTGACAATGAATGATCCAATCCTGACCGCTCCAAAGGCCGCCAAACCAGCCGCGGCACCTTTCAGCACCGTGCTCAGTTTCAAACCAGAACCTGACATCCTGGTCAATTGACTATTGATTGACCCTAACGCCTGTTGGTTCTTGACCGCTATGTTGATTAAAAGATCAGTCTTAGCCATTATCTTCTTTTAGCCTTCATCTGTTGTTTCTGTTGCTTCATAGTCTTCGTTTGTTCCTTGTCCTCATACATCAGATAACCTGCCCACATGTCCATCTCCAGTGTTGTCATTTGTAATATTTCTTCGACGGACTTCTTCAGCCTGTCTGCGAGCATCATTACAAACCTTAACTCAACACTGGTTGCTATTCCTTTGCGACGGAAGCCTGTTGAGCAGTAAGTTTAGCATTGTTGATTGCGGTAGCCACCTTGACCACTGTCATTGGGTCTGCTTCGTTCATCAACTTTATCTTGTCAGTGTCTAAGAACAATCTAACACCATCTTTGTTTCTGGCCTTCGTCACTATGCTCTCGACCAATGCTTCTACTGTCTTGCCTTCTGCTTGAAGTTGCAGTATCTTGCTTTCGTCTTTGAGCGGGTAAGTGCTCCTGAAGTAGATGTCTGTTTCCCATTCATCTACATGGTATTTGATTAATTCACCACCGATCGCTGTCTGATAGTGTTTTGCTATTTTTTCTGTTATTGACATTATTTGATTCTCCTATTTCTATATTTGTCTTTAACCTCTAAAAGGGCGGGTCTTGTCATCCCTTTAGGTGCTTGGTTTGAATAGCCTGTGTCTAAACGACCTATGTATGGTTGTGGATTGGCCACAGCATATTTGGATTTTGATTTTTGTTTCAACTTCCAACTTCGTTTAGCAAGACCAGATCTCACTGGTGTCAATCTCTTCACTTCCGTGAAGAAATCCTTGGCTATTGAGCGAACCGTTTGATCGATTGATTTCTGAAGATCAGCGGTTGCTTTTTTCGTCTTAAAAAGGACTGATAACATTACAAATTAGTTTTTGTTAATGCACCTGAACCTTGGAATGTGACAGAAGCCTCAACCATGCCGTCGTGATTGGCAGTGATTGAATGACCTGTGATTATCACAGTTCCTGCTAGTTTGATACCTGTTGTCTCACCAGATGGATACAATTCAATTAATGAAGTTGTAGCACCTGAGTTGACGGCATCAAACAAGTTGATGTTTCCTGAACCTGCGGCTGTATCATCTCTAAAAAAGATGTCCATGCTTCCAGAAAATTGTCTTAAACCTGGGATATAAGTTCTCGCCCCACTTCCCATCACTGTAGATTCAATGGCGTCAAGTTCTTGATCGATCGTGAAAGATCTAACTGATGCCACACCTACTACAGAAGATGAAGAGTTGTCCGTAAACTTTATAACGCCTGATTCACCTGTGTAGGTTGTTTCGTTAGTCGCCATTGTTTATCTCCTCAATGTGTTGATCCTTGACCTCTAAAGGATCGGCTTTTATTACTTCAACATCCTTGACCTTGAGTTTGTATTTTCTCTTTGGTTTCGGTGTTGATGTGTCAGATGGTTCAAAGGTCCAACCATCATCCAAATGTGCCTTGGCATCCATGCCCCGCACCATCTTGAATTTCTCTTCTTTATACATTTTTACAGACATTATAAAACTCCTTTTTTATATGTGTAGATTACATTCACAGTGACAATCACTTCACCCAACGGTAGTTCTCTGTCAATGACTTCAATGTTTGAAATTGTTGTTTTGACATTGTGGATGTTTGCCTGTGCCAATGTAATATCTCTGTCTCTTGATTTTTCTAAGGTTTCGGAAATGCCTTCTATGACTTCATTCCTCAATGAGTCGATCTGTGTGCCTCTGACATAACATCTACATTGTATTGATAGATTGCCCTGTCTTAGGTCTGTTGCCAGGTCTTCCCTGTCTTCGTTCTGTGTCACAACCAGTATCGCAGGAAATTGTGTGATGGCAAGTTTCTGCACATCAAACTTGTCTCTGGACACATGGGCCACAGAAGGATCTGTCATGTTCTCCAGTTGATCAACTATGTTCTTTGTGATGTTTTCTCTTGCTGACATTATCTAATTAAACGCCCCATATGAAATGATTGTTTTTCAGCATCCGTGAATGTTCCTGAACTGTCAAGATCGTAATGGACGCCGTCTCTTAAAATAAGATCAAATTCTTCTTCAAATCTTGACTTGTAGTAATTCATCTTATTTGTGAAAGCATCACCATCAGGATCAAAAGTAGATAGTCTCGGATAGATGTAATATGCCAACACATGATACACGGCCGCTCTCACGAACTGATTAGCATTTAACTTGCTGTTTGTAAGTTTGTGATTACCGCCAACGGCACTGATGTCGTTGGTTCCGTATTGTTGTGTGGGCCACCATTTTATATTGAGTAGTCTAATTATGTCGTCGAATGTCTTTTCGTGTAGGTCTGAAAAGTCCTGTATTCCGTATTTGTGAATATCAGGTTCATATTCTTTGATGTTGTTGTCTGTTGCGAATGTCGCCATCTTAAAGTCCTTCTTTAATGTATTACTATCAAGTCCTGCTTGATGTTATTATTTATTGTAGTTTTTCTAAGAATTGTTTTATTGTTATAACAGGTATCGTGACATCAGGCTTACCATCGTTTACAACGAATATGTTGTTGTCTGTGTTGTTCATGTAGTATAGATGCTTGATGCAATGATTGGTGTGTTTCAATGGTTTGGCCTTGCCGCGTATATCACCATAATCATAAACCGTGTGATTGGTTATGCCCCAATCACAGCCTAGCACATAGATGTTTTCATTTTTGCGATCTGTTAGGTTGTGTGCCAATTGTATTGCCAGTATTCCTGAATTTTGTGCGTCAACCTTGAAGTTGCTCTGTATTGGTTCGACACGGTTCCATTTGTTTGGCTTGGCGTAGTAGTTCCTGGTCCAATATTTCACGTCAGGTTGCTGTTCTAACCTTTTCATCATTGGTTGATCGAAGCAACACACATGATCCACCTGCCTGTCGTTGAGGATGTAATTGCAACCTACCTCGATGTTCTGTCTTGGTAATGTTTTTATTGTTGTTTGTCTTGATGGGCCGTTGAGCCAAACTATTGTTGCCATACTGTTATTTAAAGATAAAAAAAAGGCCCCATATTCCTACAGGGCCTTTTAACATATGAGCGAGGATTATCTCCTTACTATGATATAGTCGCGTCCGTTGGCACTTTGATACCGTATGTGTCATGTAATTCACTCACGCCATATGTGGCAGTGCAAATTACCTCAGTCGCTCTGGCACTTTCGTCCCGTTGAGTTCTGATTTGGATATCATTACCGATTGCTAAACCTAAGGCGTCTCTTGCGAATACACCGTTCACGCAAGATGTAGCCGAGTCAGCCACAACATTTGAAGATTCAAAGATATCGATACCTGCGATTCTTCCCACATAACCTTCAGTCATTGCTTCGTTTACAACGCCTGTGTTTCCTTGTGGAACGAATGTAGATGTCATTACTTTCTTCATGTTGAAGATTGACGCCGGGTTGAACACACCGAAGTATGGTCCTGGCACGCCTGCATTTTTAAGTTTTGCCGCCGCCGCAAATAAGTGAGCCGCTGTCATCTCTGATTGAGTGTCAGTTGCTGAACCTAGTGCGAAAGTTGAGAAGCCTGAGAATAGAGCAGTTAAGTCCTGGTCCATTTTCTTAGCAACAGCCTCACCGAACAATTTACCTAAATCAGCGATCACATTTGAACTTGAAAAGTTAAGAGACAAGTCCGAAACATTTGTTCCGATACCTGCTTCTGCTAATGTGATATCTTTTTTAGAAGTAGAAATTGCACCTAGTGTGATGTCGTCTGCTTCTGTTAATGCCGCCGCTGTTTGCGCCGGGTAGATTGGAACCTGTAAAACTTTTCCTGCGTTTCTTGGCACAGTGAAGTTTTTTACAAGGTTTCTCATTACTGATCTTTCTGATGCAACGAACATCGCCTCTTGGACGATGGGTGCTAAAAGATCATCTAATGTTGAAGTTAATGATTTGATTTCTCCAGCCATTATTCTTCTCCTTTTTTTTAGTTGTTAATATTACCTTATGCCTTGTTTCTTACGATACTCGGCGTAAAGTTTTCTGTGTTCTGGATTTGTCATGTCCAGTTTAGCGATATCAACATCTAGAGGAGCATCAGTTTGTGTGTTAGATTTACTACCGCCACCTGCTGGTCCGGCCTGGACGAAATGAGGATTGCTCTTTAAGAACTCTTCTACTAATCCATCTACAGACAAGGCTTCACCTGTGTCAGAGTATCTTGTTTGTCCAGTCTTAGAATCGACTACTTCTACATCACCGGCTTCTGACATTCTAACTTGTTCTCTCACAAGTCTCACGACTTGTTCAGGACTGATCGCTCTCTTTGTTGAAGCACTATTCAATAACGCTCCATCAACTTTGATCTTTGTCAGTTCACCTGTGAGTGAAGTAATCCTAGCATTGGCTTTCTCAGCCTGTTGCTGTAAGATCTTTTCAAACTCACCTTTCCTCTTTTGCTCGGCCATTGTGGCCTGTTCTTCTTTAGCAACTAAGGATTGATACTTCTCAACATCCACACCGTCAAACTTTCTTAACACCTTTGATTCTTCAGTCTTTCGAACTTTAGAAGCAATGGCATCAACTTGTTCTTGGGTATAGGTTTTAGGTTCTGTTGATACCTCTTCCTGCGATGGCGTGTTTTTTATGACTTCCGGTTGAACAGCAGTGTTTTCAACTTTAGTGTCTATCAATGATTCTTCTTGTGTCATCGTCACTTTCTCCTTTTTTGTTTAGGTCTGATCTGACCTCATTGTGTTTATATTTACCGCTCATACGACCATCTTTGTAGTTAAAAGGATTTATAGGTTCCTTCCCCACATTCTGTGATGGAGCATAGAGCGACAGCAATTCAAGTCCAAGGGCGTGTGCCACTGACTTGATATTAACAAGAGCCTTCCTTGCCCTAGTGGCAAATCTCATTGAAGGGTTCTTCATTAATTTCTCTTGATTGGAGAAATACTCCAAACATAATTTCTTAAATTGTTCGTGCCTTGCTGATTCGACCGGCTGTCTGTATAATCTTCTTTTGACCATTGTGACCTATCTCCAGGCCTTCAGGCTCCAGTATGCTGGTGAAAGGTTCTTCTGTCCTTTGACCGCTTTCAGTATTGGTGTGAATCTTGCGATGAAACTTTTCTTTCTCGCAGGTATGTTTTTCTTGATGCTCATACCCTTCTGTCCAAACCTCACTATGTTCACTTTGCCTGTGGATCTGTTTCTGACATACACGCCACTCTTTTTAGAAGCGGTTGGTGTCCTGAATGGTTTGTTGAGTGTGACCGTCCTGCCTTGATATTTTGCCATTGTGTCTCCTACTTGTAGATGAAAGGATCTCTCTTCCTTAATTTTTCTATTTGATTGTAGTATTTGTTGTCCCACCAACTCAGTTCGTTGTCATCTATGTTCTTGAATCCGTTGTTCCTGTCCATGAACTTGTAATCTAGTTTTTCTATGTCAAACTGTGCCAACCACATGAATATGTTCTTGATGGCGAATGGTTTACACGAATACACATCCAGTTGTATCAAGCCTGTCTTCCAACTGTGGAATGTGATTGAACTTGTATCAATTATGGCCACCGAACTGTATCCTTCATTGCCTTCTTTGTCTGACCATTCAGTGTGTGGTCCTGAAAGGATGTTCATGTCAATTTTTTTGATCAGACTTTTCATCTCATCATCTAGTTTCTGTCTGTCCTTGAACAGAGGTGGAGCATTGACTTCCGCTCTTACTATCAGGTGTTTGTGATCTAGTGTTGGTGTCATTGGGCTATCCATACATTTCCTATTCGTTGTCTTGCTTTATTTAAGGTCTGTTGATCCTGCTGTATTAGAACCGGCACAGGTGTTGAATGTTTTTTGTGTATGGGGTGTGAATACAACCATTCCTCATTTTTGGTCCAAGTGTTCAATCTATAATGTATGTTGCAGAGTGTCCTGCTACTGGCGTTGGGGTGTATCCATACCCTGGCCACATAATCGCCCAGTGGCACGATGTTGTGTTCGCCACGCCACCTTCGTATGTCAATCTTCTGTTTGAGCCAGTATGCCTTGCTCCAAGGACACACCGACCTTATAGAAGCGAAGTATTCTAACCAATTAACCTCTTCGTTTTTTCTTGCCACCACGAGATTTCTTGCCCATTCTTTTTGGTGCAGTGTAGGGACTACTCATCCTCCTACTTCCGCTTTTTGCTTTTTTGGCCATTTGCTGGTCCTCCTATGTTTAATTTGTTTGCCCACCATCCGACCCAATCCTTAAAAAAGCATTTCACCTTTCGAGAAGACTTTCGTCTCAACTGCTCTAGAAGTTTTTCAATCTTGTAGATTCTTGTTTTTAAGGAATTAGTCTTGCTGGGTTTCATTGCCAAAGTATCCTGCCATCTCTGGATGAAGTTGTTTGATCTGTTCATCCGTATAACCCTGTTCTACCATCTCTCTTAGATGTTTGACCATGTCATCTACATTGGCCATCGGTGGATGGTCTGTTGTAGTGTTTAATGGTTGTGGGTTGGTCATATCTGCTAACTCGTCTTCGTCTTTTGCAAGTATTTCTTTGGTTTTGTTGTCTATGATTTGTTTCACATCAGGCGAGGCATTCATTGAATCTCTCTGTGTAGCCGCCGCTTTCTGTAATAGGTCCATGTCTAGGTTCTTGTCTCTGATATGGAATGCCATTGGGTATTTGACTGATCCTGTCCAAGGTTGTCCTTGCCACAGGCTGAACATTCTCCAAATTTGTTCTTCTGCTAATTCTAGGTTCTTGGCTTTTTCACATAGTTTCGCGTCAAGCAAGATGAACTCCGATTGCATTGCCACGCCTGACATCTGTCTTGTCTCTATGGCCCTGATGGCGCCTAGGTGTGCCTGTCTGTCTATGTTTTGGATTGTCGCTTCTATCGTTTTCAGTATGGCATCTAGGTTAGAGCCATTTGGTTGTAGAAGATAGGGACGAGTCTCTGTCGTCACTGTGTCACTCATTGTTATGATCGCACCTGCACCTGCACTGGCTTCTGTCTCTCTGTCTTTGACCAGTGTTGGGTGGTTGGTCAATCTAATAAGTTGTTCTGCTTCTGAATAAAGTGAGAACAAGAAGTTCTGGTTGTCTGCTATGTCGCCTATGTCTGAAACTCCTATGCCTCTGATTGGGGACCTGTTTGCATAACACCATACCGCTGGTATGACACCCAATGGGTTTGGTTTTGATTCAACTAGTTCTAATGGTTTTTCTTTCTTTGAATCATATGATTCAAGATATATCATGTCCTTGGTCCAAGTCCTTACATGGTAAGCCGCTGACTTCCTGTTTGTTCTTATGTCCTGTTCTAGGAATTTGACATATTGTAATTCGTAATGGCCTGATGGTAGTCTATCCCAATGCCAATCTATTATGTTTTCTGGTGTGTATAGTGTGGCATATGGTCTGATGCCTTGTTCTAGTTCTTCTGCCCTTGTGCCAACAGTGGTCTCTGGACGATCGATTAAAATGCAACAGTGTCCATAGATTGAACTCGTGATGTTGACGTCTCGCATGAATGATTGCCAACTCCTGCCTTCCATGTCAGCATCTTTCAAGAAGTTCTCTACCTCAGGCGATCCTGCGAGGTTGCCCAGTTCTCTCTTTGGCTCGTTCCTGTATAGGAAACTGTTGTAGATGTGTATAATACTTTTAACATGGTTGTCTAATGGTGTCTGTCTTAGTCTTGCTACGAAATCGCCTTCTGTCTCATACACATACCTTGTCAGGTATTTGCCCATCTTGTATTGCACACCACCTAGGTATGATCTCATCAAGTATTGCCATCTAGGAATGTATGCTGAATATTCGCTGTGAACAGGAAGTCCTTCTGTGTGGTAATTCTGATCCTCTGGACTTTGGTTTAATAGATAATCTTGGTTTGCCATTGTGTTATGCTCCTGTTCTTACCGTAAATCTTTGCGGTGCTGTTGTTGTAAAGTCTCGTGTGACAGGGTATAAGAATGAAATCAAATATCCTAATGCGTCGTTCATATGGTCTAATCCTTGTGACTTGTCTGGCAACGAAGTTCCTTCTTTATAACATTGTTTGCTAATACTATTTAACATATTCTTGGTTCGAGGGTGGAAGATAACGCTTCGTATGCCTGCTGACGAACATAGTTTAGAATTCACTGAATTGATCCTGTCTCTGACCGCCATGTGTCTGGTAGGCACCTTGCACACGAATCCGGCATTCTGTAAAATTGAAAGATCGGTCTTGCCACCCGCTGATGTCCTTCTCTGTCTTGAAGCAGGATCTGGATACACCACTATCTTCTTGTTCTTGTATCTGTTGTGTATCTCTTCTACCATCTCTTGTGTGTTTGAACTCCATATCATTATCTCATCAATAACATACACTATATTGTCCTTGATGTATGTGACCACTGCACTCATTGGATCAAGGTTGAAGTCCATTCCAATGTGTAGTGTTGTCACATCACTTGGCACTTCAAAATGTTTGACATTGTGTTCTATGCTGTGTGAATAATATATGATGCCTGAAAATGTTTCCCAGGTGCTTTCGTATTCTTGTCTGAATGTCTTGGCATCGAGATCCTTCTTTGCTTGATCGATCTCGGTCTGATCAACCCAACCACCTTGCAGTGTGGTGTATAGCCAACTTGACCATTCTTGTTCTGTTTGATCTTGTCCCTTCTGATACAGGTCGTGGAACCAGTTCATGCCTTTTGGTGTGCCACAGAATACTGCCCTACCTTTGGTGTCTGACAGTGTGGGCCTAAGGACTTGGGTGAATGCACTCTCTGAAATATCTGCACACTCATCCATCACCAATAGGTCTATACCAACACCCCTCAATGAGTCTGGGTTGTCAGCACCCCTCAGACAGATCCTCGATCCGTTCTTTAGGAATATTGTTAGTTCTGCTTCGTTGATCTTCTTGATCCATTTAAGGTCTTGTAAAATTTGTTTGACTTTGACCCATGCGATTTGTTTTGCTTGACGGTAAGATGGTGCCACATACCAACAAACCCTGCCGGGTATCCTTGCGACATAACATAGTTCTCTAATTGCTAGTGTGGTTTTGCCAAATCGTCTGCCAGTGACTAAGACCTTGAATCTGCTTGTATCCTTAGCCACTACCTGTTGTGGTTCAGATAGTTTCATTAGTAGTAATTATTCTTCCCAAGGAAGTGGTGCTGTATTTTCTTGATCTGTTGGTGTGTCTTTTTGATCTAGGTATTGTTTGCCCATCCAGATCAGCATTCGGACATCGCCCTGTAATGCTTTCTCCATCTGTGCTCTTCTCAATGATTTTTTACCTTCTGATCTGCCTTTGTCTATGATGCCTGAATATCTTTTCTCCAGTGTCGTCACAGAAGTGCCTACCACGTCTGCTATCTCTTTGAGTGTGCAGTGCATGGTTGCCAACTTGAATATCAAGTCTCTGTCTAGTTTGTAGTGTTTAGGTGCGTCAGCCATTATAGATGTTTGTCCGTTATTGCAATTCTAAATCTCCTGACGTCAGTGTCACCGTTTGATGTCACTATGGTCACGTCAACATTGTAGATGTTGTCGGCACTGCCTCCGTTGAGTCTAATGTTCACAAGTGCGTTTGCTACTACAACATCAGTTGATGGATTTGTTGGTAAGGCCAATGGTGATGAATCACCTGATATGGTCTCTATGGCAACAGACGCCGATGATATGGCATCACCCGTGGTTAGGTAATCCGTAAAATCAACACCATACTTGATGTTGGCACCTGCGGCCTTTTCTATATATAGGCCGGTGTTATCTTTTTTGAATCCTGTTAAGTTAGCCATTATGTTTCACTCCTTACCCTTGGAACACTTGATCTGTTTGTATAAACAGGTTTGAATATTTTCCTAATTCTTGTTTCTTGTTCAACTTGTGCCATCCTTGTCTCCTGGTTAACTTTATTTAAGCGAGTTTCTTCTGGAACCACGAACTGTCGCGTTTCTGTCGGCACTAATATTGTTCTAAGTTCTTGTGGAACGATTATACAGTTCCAAGGATCTGCTGGTGATATCAGTCTTCCTTCACTTAATGTGCTGTATAGAGCAAATAATTCAGTTGGTTGTAGTTGTGCCGTGAAGTTTGCGTTTGTGCTTTGGCTGAACGCGGCCGTTATGCCTTGACCATATGCAAGGTCAAAGGTCACACTACCTACACCGCTGACAGTGGCCACTGCCACAGGATTGCCACTGCCTGATGCTCTGAAATATATTCCGTTTGTAGAAGAACTGAATGTGCCCATTGGCATCTGGAATGGATTGCCGCCTGATGAAACACCTCTGAACCTCTTGCCATCTGTTGATTGTGTTGCCGATGCCGTGACTTCTTTGGTTGGACCAAATGTCGCATTGCCATTGACACTTGATGAAGTTGTTGCTGTTGGACTCGCTGAATAACTTCTAATCCTGTTCATGGTGACATCTGGCACTGTGGCTGATGCGGCCATACTGCCTGATGCGAATGCCCTGTATCCACCTAATGCTTTTAGGACACTTGCGGCCCCTACCAACACTATTCTCTTCTCACCACCCCAACTGTCACCGAACCAGTCTGTCCATGCCCTGTCTATGACATCGCTTTCTTTGAAGTCTGCCCAGGTGTATTCAGATGTCCTTGGTGTGATGCTGGTGCCTGCCTCGATCAACTTACCTGCTAGTTGGATCTGTGTAATGAATGCGTTGAGTGTCAGGCTTTCACTGAATGCTTGGTATATGGCGTTTGTGCTGTTTGTGAAATTGCTGACTGCTGACAACGACCCTGTGAATGTTGCCACCGCGTTCTGTGTGGTCGTGGCTGATGCACTTGGATTGGTCTGTCCTGTTCTGATCCTGCCACCAAATGCTGACACAGAACTAGATGATGTAATTGTGGCGGAACCAAAGTCGAACTTGACTCCAGCCGCTGATACCGTGAATGAACTTGTTAGTATTGCACTATTGACTTCTGTTGATCCTTCGCAAGATACACTGAAACTGCTCGTGAGTGTCTGTGCCTCGAAGGTGTAATTTAAGGCAGAGTAATCGTGCTCGACGAATTCGCCTGAACTTATCTGATAGTATGTTTCCGGAGTTGCATAGCCGCCTATGACGAAGGCTTCTAAATCAACTAGACCTTTTATAGCCATGAGGCTACTCCCCCTTTATTATGCTAAGGAGATCGTCAAGTTTCCTGTTGATACTTGGAAAGTGTCTCCATTCAAGATCTCTTTGGCATTGTCAAGTTGTCCATAGAACAATACATTACCTAAAGATTCTGAAGAAGCGTCTGCTGTGTAATCCACATCCATGACTGCGATACAAGTCACCGTTGATCCAGAACTTGCTGAATTTTGATAGTTTGCTGTCGCTGTTGTGAATGTTGCGTTTCCTGTTGTAGATATGCTACCACCAGAAGCGTCTGTTCCGAAAGTCAATTGCTCTCTGGAATAACCTGCGTTGTTGATCTCATAGTGACCCCAGTTGCCTGTGCCTGACTTGGATTTTGTTCCTGCTTCAAGAGCCGCCAACACATCACTCGCCGTTCCACTGAATAGAGCAAGAAATACATTACCAGGATTTGCGTAGTCCGAAGACCCGCCTCTTAAAACATGATCTAATAACTTATTTTCCAAGAAATTGGAAGATGCTGACATAATTGTTTTCTCCTTGTTTTTGTAATTTGTTATTACCTAAATATTTATTACAATATCACTGCTAACCGTAAATCTAACTCTGAAACAATTCAATCACCACATCACCATTATGTCCTGATCCACTGTTATCTATCTCATATGATAGAACCAGACCTTTGGCAGTGAAACCTGTTCCCCCGGCGGCAGTATCATTGTCGCCCGAGGCAACCACGAAATTCTGTGATAGTGTCAATGTGTCATTGTCCATTGCCTTATCTGCGCCTGTGCCGCTATCCACCGTGCTGAACTGGAAGATATGTTGAAAAGGTGCACTGTTGCTGGCCATCACATCAGACGATCTGTCGTGATTGGTCAATTGAAAGAATTGTGAATTGGTCTGGAATGCAGTGGCACCTGAGGCATTAGCAACCCTGTCATATCTGAACTGGATGAATGGAGTTTGCGAAACAACATTGACTGGATCGCTATCTGCATTGGTGGTTGAAAGTTTGGGTGCGAAAACCTGGAATGGATATGATGCTGATGGATGTGCTCCACCTGACAATGTGTTGAGCAGTGTCTTCCTTAATCTGATGGTGTAGGACCTGCCCTCAGTCAGAGGAACAACGATTGCGTTGTTGGCGCCACCTGTCATGCCACCTTCAAGGTCAGCGGTGCCACCGTTAAGTGCGGTGTAGGTGCCGTTGCCTTTGACTGTGTTGCCGGCTGTGTCTCCCGATACCGAGGCCGATGTGAAAAATTTGGGTTGGCTTGAACCAACACCCTGTGGTGAATTAAATGTGATTGTGGTGACCTCCGGATTGAATGTCCTACCTGTGAAGAACCTCCTGCTACCGAAAGGCATTATCTTATCCCTTGTGTGATAGAACCTATGTAGTCTGTGCCATCAAAGAACACTGATACGATGTCTATCTGTGATGATGATGTTGTCAGTGTTGGCGCACCGTTTGAGAATTTGACCAATGTGGATCCATCCGATGTGAATGTTGCTGTCTTGTCAGAGGCATTGACTTTGATTATCAACAGTGTTGACGTGCCTGCTGTCATGTTGGTGAATGTGTATGTGGTGCTGTCGTTCAGTGTCATTGTATGCACTGGTGCCGCCGTGGCATCAACATTGACACTACCTGAAGTGGCAGATATCGCGTTGATGGTCTCCTTTGGAGTCTGGACCAGTTTTGTGAATTTTGTGTTTGAAGTGTTCTTCTCGAATTTGGCGTTTGAACTGTTGTAGACGAATATGTCTCCATCCGCTGGTGAACCACCATCGAAGAAATCAATGATGTCATTGACATTGGAGATGTTCTTGTTTATTTCCGGTCTCGCCAGTCTCGGTTTGTCCGTGTCACTGTCTGTGTGTGCTGTGGATCCTTTGTTGCCGCTTGGCCAAGTTGTCATTTGTTATACTCCGTTCCTTGTTCCTATTTAATCGCCCAGTTTGCCTTCGACATCTGCTTTTAGGTCCGCGTTCAATGTCAGATGACATTGTAGATCAGATATCAACCAATTCAGGAAGTCTGTGTTGGTGTCCGTTGTGGCGGCATCTATCTGTGCGTCAGTGTATGTCTCAGGACAACCTTTGAAATAGTTCCTGGCGAATGTCTGTGCGTCTGTGAAATTGTTGACCTGGTTCTTCCAGATCAAATATTTGCAAGTGTAAAGGTCGATGTCTTGTATGTTTTCTAGCATATTCTATACTCCATAATTTCCCGTGAATGTTGCGTCATTGGTTAGGTCTGAATCAAAGTGCGTCAGGTTAAGTGTGTTGGAATCATCACTCAGTGCCGATGATGGTGGCGTATAACCGCTGGAGCCGTATCTGGCTATCTTGCTCATCCTGAAGGCATCTATCTGTCCCACGAAGTCATCACCGTAGTTGTCCATCACGCCTACTGTGAAGTTGACGCCTGACGCAGGTGCGTTTAAACCACCTGATATTCCTATCGTGTTTTGCAAGGTGCCATCTAGATGGATATAGACATTTGATCCGTCGTATGAGGCACTTATGTAATGGAATGTGTTTTGACTAATGTTGTTGCTTCCTTGTTGGCTTTGGCCTGACCCGCTACCGTTGGTGTGGTTGAAAAAATATTTATTGCCCGATCTTACACCCAAAGACCAACTCCTGTCTGCTGTGGGACCTGTCCAGTGTCCTGCCATGTGTGCATAGTTAGAGGCGCTGGTTTGCCTAAACCAGAATTCACAGGTCCATGGATTGGTGCCTGCCAACCTGACCCTGTCGTAGTCTAGTTCCAGACCTTGGTTTGAACCATTGAAGTTGAATGAGCCTGCGCCAATCTTCTTGTTTGTTGTGTCGTTTGTTGGACTTGATCCGCCATTGATTGTGACGAAATCTATTGTGCTGGCCGAGGCCACTTTTGTTTGTCCAAAAACTGCTTTTCCTAGACCTAATGGCATCTATGCTCTCCTGTTATGCGTATGCTTTGGCACAATTACCCAATAAACTGGTTCCGTCGTTGTAGATGGTGACCACGTCAATGGCACTGGCCGCTGTTGTGAGTGCTGTGTATCCTCCGGCGAATTTGACTGCGGTTGAGTCTGAACCTGTGAATGTGGCTGTCCTCGAACCTGTGCCATCCTGCCTGATTATCAGTGTCACTGTTTGACCTGTGCCTAAATCATTGATTGTGAATCCTGTGCTGTGTGCCAGTGTCACTGTGTGGACTGGTGCTAGGGAACATTCTACCGCTATCGTGGCGCTTGAAGTCAATGCGTTTTGTTTCTCTCTGTATTTGAATAGTGTTCCCACATTTGATTGTGCCGTGTCTGTGTCCGTGTCAATTAAAAATTTGTTTGTGGCCGACCCTGCTTGGTATCTATATGCAATTTCATTTGTGGTGTTCTCTGTGCCTGCTCCGTCGTGTGACGTGCCTTTGAAGTTATAACCAACTGCGTTTGTGACGTTGATGGTTTGTCCCGATCCGGCTTCGACGAAGTGTCTTGCTTCAACTCCAAGTAAATCAGTGACGTCCAATTGTGATTGGTTTCCAAAAATATATCCATTGAAGAAACCTGCCGTGGCATACTGCAACTTACCTGCGTTGCTTGAGCCTGCAGTGTTGGTTATGTCCATTTCGCCAACCAAGCCTGCGAACACATCTGGTCTTGAGTTGTTTATTATGGCACCATTGGTGTCAACGTTCAAGATGTTGTATGAGTTCCGCCACCTGTTGTGGCTCTGTGAACTGTCTGTGCCGTTGGACTTGACCTGTGTTATTGTTGCGTTTGTGTATTTTCTCTCTGCACTTGAATCCTGTGCGTTGAAGTCAAACTCAGATCCCTGATCATACATCCTAATAACACCGTTCTGCCATCTTGCGTTTGAGTTGTATGCTGTGATGTCAGCATTACCTAGTTGGATGTAGCCTGTGCCGTTTGGTTCTATGCAAAGTTTGTCGTTTGATCTTGTTGTCTTGATTACATTGTCATCTATAGATATCGCGTCATTGGCTATTGAAGTTGTTGCCGTGATGGCGCCCGTCACTGCAAGTGTAGAACCATCAAATGTTAAGTTGGCTTCACCATTAAGTGCATCTGTGCCTGTGGCCGTGACCACTCTGTTGTTTGAACCATTTGTTAAAAAGTCTGATACGTCTACTGATACAGCATCTGCCGCCACATCAATACCTGTGCCTGCTATAACATTGAGTGTGACATCTCCTGTTGTGCCTCCACCCGTCATACCTGCACCTGCCACCACTGATGTGATGTCTCCGCTGGCTGAACTATTGATGGTCACCGTGCCATCTGAATTTGTTGAAGTGGTTATTCCTGTTCCACCCTGTATGTATAATGAGTCACCAGCCTTGATGTCAATGGTTGCAGAGTCGTCTGCCACTACACCAATTGATTGATCTCTTAGATTGATTAAGTTTGAATCCAGTTCCGCGTGTGTGAGTGCCGCGTCCTTGGCTATGTTGTCTGATGTGACTGAACTTGAAGTTGCTGTCCTTGTGACTAGTTTTGCTTTTGAAGCCATTTTTAGTATCTCCTAATAAAGATTATTTATTGTTTTATATTCGCCATAAAATATGCCGTCATTGATTTACGCCGTGTAAGATCCATCACCTGTGAATTTGATCACTGTTAAATCTCCATCTGTGGTTATTGTTGGTGATCCTGTTGTTGTGTTTGTGAAATTGCTGGTTGCCAATCTTATTATAACCACACCTGATCCACCAGATGATGCTGTGCCGCTGAGTGTTCCGCCACCTCCACCTCCTGTATTGGTGCCACCATCTTGTGCTGTGCCTGATGTTCCGAATGTTGCATCACCGCCACCACCAGATCCGCCATCACCGCCACCTGACACATAAATTGAACCACCGCCACCACCAGCATATGTGGTGCTTGATCCTGTTATTGAATTAGATATACCACTACCACCGTCTCCGTTATTGGGTCCGGTTCCTGTTGAACCGTCCGTGCCGGCTGTGCCAGCACCACCACCTCCACCACCGTTTTGGAATGTGCTGTTGGCTGACACTTTGGCAACACCTCCGCCGTTGCCGAAGAACTTGGCCGATCCTGCCCTCGAGGCACCATTGCCACTGCCACCGCCCGTGGTAGGACCAATTTGCGGCGCTGGATTGGTTGCGTTGTTGCTGAATAGGCCTCCTCCACCACCGGGTGCCAGTAGTGTGTCGAAACTTGTGCCTGTTATAGATGAACTGCCACCGCTGTTTCCATTTGAAGGACTGGAACTGACCGCGGAGCCACCTGCTCCCACCGTGATGGTGTATGTGGTTCCCACATCAAACTCGGGTTTTGGCACACTATCGCCGTTGTCATCCGTGGTGACTTGGAATGTGCGATAGATTCCTCCACCGCCTCCTCCGCCACCGGCGTGTCCTAGGCCTCCACCACCACCGCCACCTACTACCAAAACATCTACATCGTATTCTGTCACTGCTGTGACCGTTTGGTGTTGTGATTGCCTATGGAGTCCCAATGGCATTATGAATAGTCCTTGCTGATGTTTCCCAGAAGGCTGGTGCCGTCATTGAATATTGATATGATGTCTATGTCGTTGGCACCTGTTGAAAGTGTGTGTTGATTGCTTGGGAAAAGAACATTGGTGTATGCACCTGTCCTGCCGCCTGAGCCATCCTGTCTTATTATCACTGACACACTGCCTCCGGTTGGTAGGTTGTTGAATGTGAAAGTGGCGGCGTGTGCCAGAGTCACGGTGAACACACTGGCCAATGAACAGTCAACAGCAATTGATGACGCTGATGTCAGTGCCTGTATGTCTTCCTTGTAGTTGGTGTTGAACCTTGCTGTGCCATCTAGGTCAATATCGCCTGTGCCTGATGGAGCCAATTTTAGATCTGAGTTTGAAGCATTTGCTGATATTGTGTTGTCCAATATAGCAACACCATCTAAATTCATTGCTGTGCTACCTGTCTCGCCTGTCATTGTGCCAAATAATCTTATTGTGCCGGATGTGCCTGGATCTAAATCTACATGACGACCATTGGCATCATTTTGTAGAGTGATCCTTGCCTGTGCGGCACCACCACCATTGGCACTTACTTCTAGTTGATGATCGCCGTTTGATGTTATGGCTCCATATGTTGATCCGTTTCCAACTTTTACATAAGTTGGAGTTGAACCATTAACACCTAGGATGATATTTCCAGTTCCGCTTGGATCTAAAGTTATGTTTCCTGCACCTTGCGTCTGGATCGTGATGTTGTCGCCGCTGGTGGCAGTCTTGATTATCTTGTCTGTGCCATTGCCATTGTCGCCAACGATAAGGTTGTTTAGATTACTGTGTTTGGTGTCATTCCTCAGATAGATTTCATAGTGCGTGCCTGTTGTGCTTGTGCCTGCTGTGTCGAGGTCTATGCCAGTGAAATCGTTACCTACCGTGCCGTTGGTGTATTGGATGTGTAGACCCTGCACGTCGTTGGACACCGTCTGACCGTTCTGGACGTTTTCGTATGCGATGACGTTGGCTATGTTGGCTGTTCCGCTTCCATAACTTTGGACTGTGTTCGTGATACCTTTCATGGTAGTGGCGGACAATGTCTGACCACTGGCAGTCACTAGACTGTTTGACACACTCAAACCTCCCGTATTTGTGACGGCTATGTCACCTTTGCTGTTGCCACCCTCGTCGTCACCTACCTGTGACCATATGGCGAAACCACCATGGTTTCCAACAGTGACCGCGTGGGCAGATGAATTGGTCGTTGATATGTCACGAGTCATCCTGGCACCCCTGCTACCGCTTGTGTTGGTTGAATCTAGACCGTTGTAGTCAACTGTTAGGTTGTTGACGTGTCTGTATCTTGCGTTGCTTGATGACGTGTCACTGCCAGTAAGTTTGAAATACATTGAATCGTATTTGTATCCTCTTGTGCCGTTGGTGTGTGAGTCCGCCACACCAAATATGTTTGGAAGTCCCGCACCTCTTGACAGTGTTGTTGACGCACTCTCAAACAGGTTACCTTGGAAATCTGCTATGCCACCACGAGGTTGTATAAAGATACCACCGGTGCCGTTGGCACTGAGTTCCATGTCTGCGTTGGATGAACCTGTTGACATTTCGTTGCCTGAGAATGCGAAGTCACCGGTGTTGGCGTTTGCCGCACCTATTGTGATGGTCTTGGTTGCTCCAGTGCCTGTTGCGGCAACACCTGCACCAACGAAGTTGATTGTGGTGGCCGCCGTTGACAGTGATGAACCTTCATCCTGCACGGTGATCGCACTGCTTGAGTTGGCATCGACATATGTCTTGATTGCTTTGGCCGAAGCAAGTGTGTCATCTGAACCACTGACTGAACTTATGTCTGTGTCCAACACACCTGATTTTAGATTGGCCACATCTATGTTTGAAAGTGAGTTACCTGTGCCATCGGCATCAAATGTCTTGTTCGTGAATGTTGTGGTTGAACTGCCTGTGACGCCCGCGGCTGTGACAGTGACTGTGTTGCCTGACACTGATGCACCAGAAAATGTTATGGTCTCTCCGGCCTCTATGTCTGTTGATGTTGAACCATCTGATATGGCTATTGTTTGGTCCCTTAGATTGATGAAATTTGAATCCGCTTCCGCGTGTGACAGTTCTGAACCTTTGTTTAGGTTGTCTGAACTTACATTCGAACTGGTTCTTTCACGGGTGGTCAGTTTGGCTTTGGCTGGCATTGTTTCTCCTAATAATAATATTTATATAGGTGTCCCATCACCTAAATCCGGGCCTATAATTTTGAGTAGTATGTGATCGTCTTGTTGTTCTCGTCACAACACACGATGCCATGATCCAACGACACCCGCCAACCCTCGATGGGATGGTAGAAACTCTCCATGCTTCGATACACTATGCCGGCCTTGGCGATGAAATCCACCGGATCAGTGGAGGCGTTGGTCTCTATGCCTGCGTGTATCTGTTTCACTGGCTGGGATCCTCCGGATCAAACAGTGTTGAGTAATTGTTGTTGGTGCTTTTTGGTCTGTGTTTGGCCACGGTGTCCACATATGTGGGCCTGCTGTCCGCGTTCCAGAGTCCCTTGTCCCTCTTCTTCATCCGGACGTTGTCCAGTATGGTGTGGTTGCCACGATTGTGTGTGATGATCTCCACCATCTCTACCCAATCCTGCCAGTTGTCATTCTTGGGATCTATGAAACAGTAGCCCTTGGCCAGTCTGCCAGTCTCGTCGGTGTGGAATCCATCTATGCGGATCACCTCTCCACCGTGCCTGCTGGTGATGACTGCGATTGATTCAACGGCCACCTGCATTACAGCAACCCCCCGGACTCTTTCTTGAGATGTCGCTTGTATTCGGTGTTGTATTTCTTGGTCGACTGCCGTTGGTCCTGTCGGTTCCGTGCCCTCTTCTCCTGCTCGGTCTGTATCCGTGACTTCTCCTGCTCCCGTATCCAGTCACTGATGAATCTTGTGTGTGTCTGATTATCCATTGCGTCTCTTCCTCCTGATTGGTTTGCCTCGGCTGTCCGTGAGCCTGGGCCTCTTCATGGCGTCACTGCGGTTCATGAGTTCCACATTGTCAATGTGCCAACCCTGTGAACGATCACGCCTCACCAGATTGATGGAGTCCTTGCCCCGACCCCAGTCACCTGATGAACTCTTTAGTAGATCCAGATAGTCTTCCCACAGTATGGTCCATTCCTGGCACCAGTATCGTGCCTGGCATTTCATCCTCATATACCTGTAGTAGTGCCTACGGACCTCTGGATCGGGTCCGGTCTTCCAAGTGCCCTTGTTGAACTTCCAGAACTGATGTTGTGGGTTGTCGCGGATCCACTTGCTTTGCTTCTCCGATGCCTTCTGGCGCCTCTCCGGCGTCCATCCAGCCTCCAGTCCCGTCTTTCCTTTGTTCCAACTTGGCATATGTGTATTTATTATAGCAGGAATCCCCTGGTTTGGTCAAGGTTTTATTTTGCGTTCCGCTTTTTTTTGCGTTAGCAAATTTGCGTTAGGCTGGTAGATATGGTTTGAGTTCCGCACAGGTCATCTCCCACATAATCCTGTCCATCTCCCAATCATTGTCACAATTGAAACTGCCTGACATCGTCC